CAAATGTTTTTAAAAAGAGGTAATCAAGGACAAGCAACTTTAGAACACACAGAAGAAAAACTATCTGGAATGACTATAGTTGAATCTTGGTTAATAGAAGATGAAGTACACGATAAATCTCGTAAGTATGGTTTAGATATGCCAATAGGTACTTGGATGGTTGCTATGAAAGTTGATAACGATGATATTTGGAACAACTATGTAAAAGAAGGTAAAGTAAAAGGTTTTTCAATAGAAGGCTACTTTGCTGACAAACTAAACAGACCACAAGATAAACAACAAGACCAATTAAGTGAAGATGATAAACTATTAAAAGAAATAATAGATGTACTCAAGGAATCAGAAACCAACACAAAGTAGAACTAGTCCACAAGGAGGTAAAAGAGGTTGTTTATGTAAAGACAATACTTATAGCTCTAAATGTTGTAACGGAGATTTACAAAATCAAGGAATTGGAAATACTACAGGACAAAATAGTTGAATTTACAACAACAAATAACTAAAGTTGTTTAATAAAAAAGTAAATACTTAAAATTAATATATATGAACTCTAAAGAAACCCTTAACAAAGTTAAGACATTACTAGGTTTAGAAGTTCAGTTAGAGGAGAGAAAGTTGGAAAACGGAACTCGCTTTGAAGCTGATTCTTTTGAATCTGGTAAAGAAATCTTTATCATAACAGATGAAGATGAAAGAATTGCAGTACCAAAGGGAGAGTACCTTTTAGATGATGGCTTTACAGTTATTGTTGAAGAAGATGGTATTATCTCTGAAGTCAAAGAAGCAGTTGAAGAAGAAGTAGAAGAAGTTGTAGAAGCACCAGTTGTGGAAGAAGTTGAAGCTGCTGAAGAAGAAGAAGCAATGGATATGAGTAAAATGGAAGAAAGAATGAAATATCTTGAAGATGCTATGGAAGAATTAAAAGCCAAGTACGAAGATAAAGAAGACTTAAGTTCCGAAGAAAAAGAAGTAGAATTATCTACACAAGAAATTGCTAAACCAATTAAACACAATCCAGAGTCTAAAGGAGAATTAGAAATGAATCTTTATGCTCAAAACAAACCAATGAGTACTCAAGATAGAGTATTTGCTAAATTATTTAAAAACTAAAAATTAAAAACCAAAATTATGTCAAATAAAATAGACCTAGCAACAACAGTAAACATCACTAGTACTTATGCTGGAGAATTTGCTGGAAAGTACATTTCTGCTGCTTTATTAAGCGCAAGTACAATTGAAGACGGAGGTGTAGAAGTTATGCCAAACGTAAAATTCAAATCAGTAATTCAAAGAATTGAAACTGGAAGCTTAATCGCTGATGGTACTTGTGATTTTTCTGCAAGTTCAAATGTGAATTTAACTGAAGTAGTTATCCAACCAGAAGAATTCCAAGTAAACTTACAATTATGTAAGTCTGACTTTATCAACACTTGGGAATCTATCCAAATGGGATATTCTGCATTCAATCCAAACGGATTACCTACATCATTCGCTGATTATTTAGTAGGACACGTAGCATCTAAAGTTGCTGCTGCTAACGAAACTAATATCTGGACTGGTAATTTAGGTGGCGCACAAGCTGGAGAATACAACGGATTAGAAACTCTTGCTGCTGCTGATGCAACAGTATTAGATGTATCTTCGCCAGTTGCTTTAACTGCTGCTAACATTATCGATGAAATGCAAAGAGTTGTGGATTTAATTCCAAATTCACTTTACGGAAAAGAAGATTTAAAATTATACGTATCTAACAAAGCTGCTAAATTATACATTAGAGCTTTAGGAGGATTTACTGCTACTATTGGAGCTGCTGGTTCTGATAGCAAAGGTACACAATGGTATAACAACGGAAGTTTATCTTTCGGAGGTATTCCAATCTTTGTAGGTAGAGGAATGTCAGATGATACAATGATGGCTGCTCAATCTAGTAACCTTTTCTTTGCAACTGGATTACTTAACGATTACAACGAAGTAAGAGTAATTGATATGACTCCAATTGATGGAAGTCAAAACGTAAGACTTGTAATGAGATTTACTGCTGCTGCTGCAATAGGAGTAGGTGCTGATGTAGTTTACTACGCTGGATAATTAAACTAAATAAGGGGAGGGTAAAACCTCCCTTTATATTATTAACTAAAAAAATTTAAACATATGTCATGTGATATTTCTGCTGGTCGTTTAGAACCATGTAAAGATTCAGTTGGAGGGATCATCGCAGTGTACATCTCAAATTATACTAGTGGTTTATTAGGAACTGCTACATTTGGAACTAATGATGAGATTACTGCTTTTGCATCCCCTTTAACTTTTTACAAATACGACTTAAAAGGGGCGAACTCTTTTGAACAAACAAACGAGAACTCAAGGGAAAATGGAACTTCATTCTGGACACAAACTGGAACTATAGTTTTAAAGAAACAAGACCTTGAAACTCGTAAAGAATTAAAATTATTAAGTTATGGTAGACCTCAAGTAATCGTACAAGATTATAATGGGAATTACTTTTTAGCTGGAATTGAAAATGGATGTGAATGTGTTGTTAATACAGCTACTGGAGCAGCTATGGGAGATTTAAATGGCTATAACATAACTTTTACTGGAACTGAAAAAGCACCAGCATTTTTTGTAGACTCTGCAATTATTGGAGATACCACTAATACTGTTGTTGTAGTAGGAACTTAATTTTTATACATTTTTCTTAAATTAAGGGTATTCTTCTGAGTACCCTTTTTTTATATAAAACACTTTTGCCCTTTTTTTGTTATTTAAAAAAGCTTTTAATGATAATACTAACTACAAGTGCAAACGCACAACAATTAAAGTTTATTCCTAGAGAATATTCTGCTGATAGTATTGTTATTACAGACCAAGACACAAACACACCAGTAACATACTCTGGTTTAACATTTGCTACAAATAAATACTATTTACAAGGATATGTAACGTTTAGTCCAGTCTTAAAAGAAGGAACATTTTATACACTATCTGTTTTAAATGGAACAAGCGTAGTTTATAAAGACAATATATTCTGTACAGACCAAAATATTAGTACATATAGTATTAATAAAAATGTTTATACAGAAAACGCAACAACTAACGAATACGTAGTAATATGAGCGAATTTTTCGTAACAAAACTTGCAGCCTATACAGCACCAGAAGTTGTAGAGTTAAAAAATAAAGATTGGGTACAGTATGGAGTAGATAACGACTACTTTAATTACATAATTGATGTAAACAATAACTCAACGACTTGTAGAGCAATTACTATAGGTATTTCTAATATGATTTATGGTAAAGGTCTTGCAGCACACGATGCAGACAAAAGACCAGAGCAATATGCTCAAATGATGTCATTATTTAAGAAGTCTGATTTAAGAAAATTCATAAATGACTACAAAGTATTAGGAATGGCTGCATTTCAATTAGTTTATCAAGATGGTAGAGTAAAAGAGGTACACCACTTCCCAATGGAAACATTAAGAGCAGAAAAATGCAACGATGAAGGAGAAATAGAAGGTTGGTACTACTCAAACAACTGGGGTAACTTAAAACCTACAGAAAAACCAGAAAGAATACCAGCATTTGGGTTTGGTAAAGCAAATGGAGTAGAAATGTATGTTTTAAAGCCATACGAAGCTGGAAAGTACTATTATAGTAGTCCAGACTGGTCTTCTGCGATGCCTTACGCTGTGTTAGAGGATGAAATAGGAGATTACCTTATAAATGATTGTATAAATGGATTTAGTGGCACTAAAGTTGTCAATTTTAACAACGGAGTACCAGACCCAGAGAAAATGCAATCAATTAAGAGTGATGTATTAGGAAAACTAACTGGAAGCAGAGGAGAAAAAGTAATAGTAGCTTTTAATAACAACTCTGAATCTAAAACTACAATAGATGACATTCCTTTAAACGATGCTCCAGCACATTATCAGTATTTAGCTGATGAATGCTTTAGAAAACTAATCGTTGGTCATAGGGTTACATCTCCAATGCTTCTAGGAATTCGTGAAGGAAACGATGGACTAGGAAACAATGCAGAAGAAATTAAGAACGCTACACAACTATTTGACAATATAGTTATACAATGCTTTCAAGACCAAGTGATAGAGTGTATTGATGCAATACTATCAATTAATGATATAGCATTAGATTTATACTTTAAGACTCTTAAACCCCTCGATTTTAGTGATATTGACATAGTAAATGAAGAAATCATAGAAGAAGAAACTGGTTATGAGTTAAGTTTAAAGAAAATAGATGGAATTGAAGCTTATAAGACTGTAGAAGAAGCAGAAGCTAAAGCTTTAGAGCAAGGATGTGAAGGACATCACGAACACGAAGTAGATGGAGAAGTTTGGTATATGCCTTGTGAGTCACACGAGAAATCAAGTCTATCAGATGAAGAATCTAAAAATGTATTAGGTCATTTAGCAGAGAGTGGAGAACAAATGTCAGAAGAATATGTATTTGTTGATGAGATTGATGAAGATAGCGACATAGACAATGAAGATTGGGCAAATTACTTAATAAACGAAAAGAAAAGTACACTATCTAAAGTTAAAGGTCTGTTAGGATTAAAAGATGAAATAGATTCCAAGAAAAAAGGAAGTTCTTTTAGTTATTTAGATTCTAAAAACGGATTATATAAAATAAGATACACTTACGCTATAGGTTCATCAAAAGGAAGTAGTTCTCAAAGAGACTTTTGTAGAAATATGATGAATATGGCAGCTAGTGGTATTGTATGGACAATAGAAGACATAGACAAAGCATCAAGAGAGGGTGTTAATAGAGAATTAGGGCATAAAGGAAGGTCATACGACTTGTTTAAGTTCAAAGGTGGTATATACTGTAGACATAAATGGAAAAAGGTCTTATATAGGCTAGAAAGCAACACAGAGCCTTCAGAGAATTTAGGTAACTATAAAAAGACAAGAAGTATTCCTAAAAGTTATATGAAAAACCCAAGAGGTTCTAAACAAGCTGGAATTGCGCCAGAGAATATGCCTAATAGAGGGGCATACCCTAAATAAGATAAGAAATGGCAAAAGCATTATTTATAACAACTAAAGACATTAAAAGGTATTCTGTACTTTCTGGAAATGTAGACCCAGACAAGTTTATCTATATGGTAGAGATTGCACAAGATACAGAGGTACAAAATTATTTAGGAACTAAACTTTTAGAGAAGTTACAAGCTTTAATTATAGCTGGAACTATAAACGACCCAGCAAACGCTGATTATAAAACGCTTTTAGAGACGTATGTGAAGCCTATGACTATTTATTGGGCTTTAGTATGCTATATGCCTTTTGCTGCTTACACAGTAGCTAATGGTGGCGTATATAAACACACAAGTGAAAGTAGTGTAACAGTAGATAAAGAAGAAGTTGATTATTTAGTAGAAAAATATAGAGATATAGCACAATTTTACACTAATAACTTTATAGACTTTATGATATATAATCAAAATACGTATCCAGAGTACAACGCTAACACACAAGATGATACTTATCCAGATACAGCTAACGCAGATTTCGGTGGATGGGTATTATAAGATATAAACAAAAAAAAGAGAATATTGTAAAGTTAGTACAATATTTAAAAAAGAAATATGTGGACACAAACGAACACACTAGACATAGAAATAAATTATAACTATAAAACAAAGAAGTAATGAATACTGGAACTTGGGGATTATATTACAATTATACTTGGTGGGGAAACGCTATACAAACTGCTCCTTCAGTTATTGGTAAACCAGACTTTTTTGGAAGTCAATTTGCTATGAATGAAAGACAAGAAGTAGAAGCAGTAAAATGCATAGCTGACTGGATTCACGAAACACAAATATTAGACGTATAAAAAATTAAACAATGGCAAAACCAAAATTAGCATTAATACCAGCAGCACAAGGAGACAAGTTTTATTCTGTACTCCCATCAGATGGAGTAGGAGATTTTGACTTTACTCGTAATAGTTCTGCTACTAGAATAGCACCAACTGGATTTATAGAAGAAGTAACAGCGTTTGGAAGCGAATTAGTTACTAACGGAAGTTTTGATGGAAACGCAAATAATTGGGCTTTCGGAAGTTCTTACGCTTATGGTAATAATAATATAATAGCTACATCATCAAATTCTGATTTATCTCAAACTAATGTATATGGAGCTAATGGTCAATACAAAATTAGTTTAGATATTACTCAATATTCATCTGGAAGTTTAAGAGCAATTGATTATAGTGGAACAACTTTAGGCGATTTTAGTATATCTGGCATAGGTACATTTTCTATAATTGTTGATTTTAGTAATTCTAACAA